CGGGCGAGTCAGTTACTATTGGTATCGTTAGGTAAGAAGTACATGTTTCCTGGTGACTCGGCTAAACGCCGTGACGCCGCTATGGAGGCAGTACTGTCTTGTGAGAAACAATGCCGCGATTTTAATATTCGCGGTTGGAAGGTTCTTGTGAACGATCCTGTCCTCTCCAATGCCAAGTGGTTTATCCGCAAAGTATTGGGTGAGGAATTGCCATCATTCGATGACCTAACACTCAGTGCCCGACATGGGCCGGGGGCATCTACGGGGACATCAGCAGGCCATACTTGCGCTTATTTCAAATTCGCGCAATGGCCTTACCATGTAACCTCCAGATGCCGTCAACACGCAGAAAGGTTAATCATGTCCGACGAGCGTTGGTTAAGTTCTCTTATTGAGAATGTCGCCAAGTACTCTAAGACAAGTAGATTAGACTTGATTACGGACCGCCTATTTGATGAGGCGCTCGTAATTCAGGATCATAATCGTATAACCTCTGTACCGAAGGACGCTCGAAAAGAACGTCCTATCGCAATAGAACCTGATATGAACATCATGCTCCAGCTTGGAGTTGATGGTTTCATTCGTCGTAGGTTACGACGTTGGGGCGTAGATCTTAATGATCAAACCCCGAATCAAGTTCTCGCACGAGAGGGGTCAATTTATACTAAGGGCAGCGATGTCCCATGTACTATTGACCTGCAGAATGCAAGTGACACAGTGTCGCTTCGCATATGCAAACTCTTATTCCCGCCTGCTTGGTGGAAATATCTGTGCGATATCCGATCCCCGAAAGGGGTGCTCCCCGATGGTAAGTTAATACGTTATAGTAAACTTTCATCGATGGGCAATGGATATACGTTTGCGATTGAGTCAACCATATTTGCTGCGCTTGTTTATGGCGTTTGCAAAACATACCTTGGATACTATCCTCGTAGTCGCATAGCAGTGTTCGGTGATGACATAGTCGTTCCCCAACAGTGCTATCGGCCACTTGTGGAATGTTACCTTCCGGCATGTGGTTTCTCTCCGAATATTGCTAAGTCCTTTGGTGGAAATAGCGTGAAGGAGAGTTGTGGGTCTGATTGGATCCACGGACTCAATGTTCGACCGGTGCATCTAGATTCGAAACCTGAGAAGGTTACGGATTTATTTAAAGATAGGAACC